TGAGACCAAGTCAGAGGCAAAGCCTGAGACCAAGTCAGAGGCAAAGCCTGAGACCAAGTCAGAGGCAAAGCCTGAGACCAAGTCAGAGGCAAAGCCTGAGACCAAGTCAGAGGCAAAGCCTGAAGTGGCTGCGCCTAAACTTGATGCTAAGTCAGAGCCTGAACAAAAGCAGCCTATTGCGGAAAAGCAGCCTACTTCAAGCATCGCAGATCCTCGGACCCGCCAATTCGTCATCAATTGCGTCAAGGTCGAGACTGTGAATCGCCTTCACGACACCATTTATCTTGTCGAAGAGTGCATCAAGCGTCCGGACCCCGATCCTAAAATTCAGACCGGCAAACAATACAAGACCCTGGCTGATCTCATCCAAGTTTATCATGAGCTCGTTTATTCCCTGAAACACAGAGAAGCCGCCATTGCCCAGATCAATGCTGGCGTCCCAGCTTAGTGCCCAGGACGCATAGCAAATGAATATGAAAAGAAATCTGGGACCCCCCTCTCTGTCATAGTTCCTTCATGCTTCTGGGTCCTCATAAAGATAAACGGTACCTTCCGATACCATGCATAGAGAGCCGCCATTTTATCACAGGTCACAAAGACCTTATTGTATTTTTTGCAGTGCTCGACTTGACCCCAGTCTCCAGCTCTTTTTATGGCGTACATAAGGGGCTTCGATCTTGATGCAACATAATCACGGAGTCCGGGAGCAACGCTGTTGGAAGGTAGCCGTGTGGTGGTTGTGGTGAGAAAGCGTAACACGTTCAGCGAAAACGTAAGACTGGCTTCCTTGTTTCTGATGGCAAAATCTGTCGAAACTTTATCCACATCTGTAAATGTGGCGTCTACGTAGGTTTGATTATGAGGCTCTTGCCTAATGCCGCGAAGAGTGATTTGATAGGGTATATGAGAAGCAAATACAGGACCTGTCGGACGTTCATCGTATGCCAATCTATGAGTTGTGTTGATGGCTGCATCAAATAGATTGGCATCAGAGTATCGAACGGTCCATGATACTGCGACGTCCACTTCTGTTATCAGAACCTTGAGCTTTGTCTTCACATCGGCGATGTTCACGAATGGAGGGTCTGTGATAAAATGCTTGAGCAGAGCTTGGGATACCCAGTCGAGAGCGCAAATGAGCATAATCAGATGTTGATTTGTACAATCAACCTGGAACTCTCTGATGGGTCCGTAAATCATACGCATGATCCCTATAAGATGAGCAATCTGCTTTAATTTGAGGACTTGGTAAGGTGCTTCTCTTCCCGGAATCACCGACGTTGTCGTGATAACGTCCATTGTAATCAATGGTTGCCATACACCCGAGCTGAGCTTCCCGATCAAGCTTCTATGTTGCATATGGAACAAGTTCTCAAGGGTCATTTCTGAATCGTTGTTGAAAGCAGCTTCGATGTCAAAAGTCTCTAAAATTCGTGCATCATAAAGAGGATTGACGACTTCTCTAGAACCAAAATGCAAGAGCTTCTTATTGGACAAGATCGTAACGACTGCCTTTTCATTGTGAATCACTTCTGGCCGTAGCTCATCTGGCAGCTCGACTCCGAATTCTGATATAAATTGCTCTATATCGGTATCAGATTCAGCAAAATCATGTATCGTGTCGAGGAAAGCCATCAACTTATAAAACGTAGCATCTTGACGGTTGCCTCCTTTCTGGACAGGAGGCGGAGAAAGTCGCTCTCTGGATATCTGAGCGATATCTCTTCCCGACACACGATAGATGGCTTTAATGATGCCTTCGATTTGCAGTGTCGTTGCATTCGTCATACTGGATCTTACGTAACGTTCCGCTTTTTCATAAGAATCGATGCTCAAAAGAGAATCGTAATCGATAGGATCGATGTCGTCGAAGTCTTCTTCCATATATCACGTTGCGTATATTTTGGTTTGCATATATCAAACGCATCTAAACCTCAAGCATCATCCCTCGCTCGAACAGTCCCTGCTTAAAAGCAAAGTCAATGTTCACGAGATCGATGATGTCTTTGTCCAGTTCTGCAAGATTGTTTTTCGAATTTGACTTGATAACGTCAAGCATTTCTGCCTGTCTGGATTTGCGCAGCGTGTTTGTGAGCCCGCCGTAAATATCGTTGTACATTGCGGAAAAGCGATTCGCTACGGCAAACCCGCCATCAATATCAGGGTCCATGTCGTATTCTTCTGTATCTTTGTTGTACAAGATCTGGTTATCGCACTTCCCCTTGCAAAAGGGCTGGATTTCGAAGCAGGCGATAAATTGATAATAATCGCGCAACGATTTCATAAGCGCGCTGACTTGCGAGATGCTATCACTCTTGGCAATCTTGCGCATCAGATAAATCTCATAAGCCTCGAGGTAATAATCGATGATGGTATTTACAAGGTAAGCTATACCATTCGCCACCAGGTACTCCTCCCATTTCCCGCTGTACACATTGATGCGTTTGCGCTTCGCATCATACACGACATTCAGCTCTTCCAAGAATTCATTGCGCTGAGCCCCTCGGATAGCCTTGGTCAAATTGTCGACGATGAGCATGAAATCAGATGCCTCTAGATTATAGTCGTATTTGAACGAATCATTTTCTAGGCGTTCTACACACTTCTCATATTTGGCCTCTAACTTATCTTCAAAATCAAGAATCTCGATTTGTTTATGATTAGCTAGGCGCGTAATTTTGTCTACGACGTCCATACCAGATACATAGTTGTTCATTGTATTATTATAATTGATTGTCTGGGTGATGATCTTCGCCTCATCTTTGATTTTATAGATGCGGTTGTTTAAGACATAGTCTTTAATGGTGTCTGTTAGTTCAATATCATTGACAGTAGCTGGGCATGTTTTCTTTTTCTTATAAAAATGCTGATTGATATTCCCACGCAAGATAGAGGAATATCCGCAACGAGGGCAAGAATAAGGCTGATTTGGCATATTGAGATATGATTTTTACTTTGGTAAATCTTTAAATGGTTTTAAATGAACATGTTATTCAATGGTTTTATTCTCATTTAATCCATTTTATATCGTTTTCAATGGTTTTATTCTCATTTAATCCATTTTATATCGTTTTCAATGGTTTTATTCTCATTTAATCCATTTTATATCGTTTTCAATGGTTTTTTATAATCATTATTTTTCAATGACTCAATAAACTATCACTGACTTTTTCGATGCAATAAATAAAAATAAGATAAATGCTGTAAGAAATGAAAATCAATGAGTTTAACATTAAGGTATGATGATGTATTATTACCATATATCGTAATGTATGTTCTTAAAGTTCTTAATTTCTCGTAATGACTAGTTTAACCCCCCCCCCTAATTTTTTTTCGGAAGAAGCAAAAACGCGTTTTCGAATCCATTGAAAAATATAGCCTAGCCAACTTTTTAGAAAGAGGAGAAAAACAAACCATCTTGCTCCATGCCTACTCAATCTGATATTTCAAGATCACTTCCTCCGGAAACAGGTGCAGTCTGAACTCATATAATTTTTTGTAGCATTTGTTGATCGTGATCTCCGACACGTCACACGCCTGCGATATCTCTTTTTTTGCGCGCCCCAGCTGACAACAGTTGTTGACCATGTAAATGCAACCTGCGGCGATCGACGGCGGCGCGTTCTCGGAAATAATCGCATACTCCTCCTCTTTCTTGACGACGTGCCGCGCGATGTCCATCATCTCGTCAGAGAAGTCCATCTTCGAACAGAAGCGCACGATAAAGTCATCTGGGTTCGAACTCTTCAAATTCATATTCATGATGTCGTCGAACTTCTTGCGGCCTCGCGTCAAGACAGTGATGTTGAGGTTGAACATCTTGGCGATCTCCTTAGCGCTGCGCGGGACCTGGTTTTTCTTGCACGACGTGTAGATGCTCGATGCAATGAGGCCCTCGCGATTGTCGCCACGAGACAGCTTGAGCTCCGAGATTTTTTTGTACAACACCTTCGCCTGCTCGATGATGCTGTTCGAAATCCCGCCATTTGTAGCCTTCAAGCTCATCGTCTCGATAATATTGTACAAGTTACGCTCTTTGTAAGACATCGACGTCCACTTCTGGTACTTGGAGATCTTGAACATATAGTTGCTGAGCTTGGTCTTGCTATCCATCCCGATCACCGACCCGAGAGACATCCCCGGAAGGAACTCGTTCGTCGGCATACCGCACCGCGTAGGGTCCGAGCTCTTGCTGTCATCGTTGCCATAATATCGCCACTCCGCGGTATAATCGATGAAGCGCTCTTGCACTGTTCCACACTTGGTACACGAATAGTTGCCGTCCTCTAGGGGGAAATCAACGCCGTCACACGTCTCGTTGCAACATCTCTTCTCAGAAGGTTTGTCCGGCAAATCGTCGAGACCTTTCTTGAGTTCGCAAAAAAGATCCCACAATTCATCATTAGACTCAGTATTTACTTCGTCATCCATACTTATAGTTCAAGTGTCGAAAGCCTTAAATGGTTTTATAAAGGGATTTAATGTGGTTTTAGGAGCTTGTCCCTAAATGAGGGCCTCAATTTTTTCGCGAATCAAATCGGGTACCATGCGGATATCGACGAGCGTAGTGTTGAGTCGGAACTTCTCTCGTGCCTCGGGATATTTGACAAAGGCGCTCTCGAGCTCCTCCGGACACGTCGCGTAGATCATGACCTGCTTCTTAGAACAGCGCGGGAAGACACCTGATATGTTGTCAGACGAGTCGCCGCCGATGATTTTAAGCAGCATGTCCGTCTGTGCGTTGCCGGTGCCTTTTTTCGCGAGGTCTACGTTTCGCAAGTTAGTGATTTGCGTGTATTCATCCGCGAGCTGCAAATAATCCATATCATTTGTGATAATGAAGATGGGGACCTGTGACTGGCTTCGAAGTTTAAATTTGAGGATGCCGATGATATCGTCGGCCTCAGCGTTGTCACACCCCAGCAACTTATAGTGGTGACGAGCCAGGAGCCGCGGGAGGATCACGTCATAGGTGTAGATGAAGATGTAGCCGTTGAAATCTCGGGATTTGTCGGAGCGCGTCCCCTTATAGTTGGGGAATATGCTCTTTCGCCAGATAGAATCTCTCGTGCAGTCACGAGCAAAGATGACGTTGGCGTCTGCGATCCCCATCCGCTTTTTCAACTTGGTGATGTTATCCGTAAACATCTTTTCGAATTTGGACAGAAACGCCGGGTTCGAAGCGATCTGACCTGTGTCGATAGGTTGCTGCGAAAGCTTATACCAATTCAAGAGCGCGTAATACCTATAAAACACGTAGTAGGATAGGTCAATGAACAAGATGGGAGCCGTTTCGTTGATGGTTGCCATCGTTTGTATAACAAATACAAAGGTAATTATGCTTAAATTGATTCCGTTATTCAAATTTTCTTTTGAATTGTGAATTTTTCGACCGTGTTGGGAATATCCAGGGGCACGAAAGAGCCATATAACGAAATGGCAAAGATGAGCACTGACCACACAAACACAATCGCCGCGTTCAGCCACGACCATTTATCACACCACATACCGCTCTTGCCAACGACCAGGCAATTGATCGTGTATACGGACAGGGCCATGGGGATGAGCATGGCGAAAATGACTAGAATGCGATCGAACGCGTTGTAAGGGGCATTTTTGTCATCAGAGGTCGTCTGCGTCGGGAGCAGAACCGCGATCGCAACCAGGATGTAACCGGCTACAGCAAGCGACGCTTGCTTACTTAGACTTCCAACAGCCATGTGGTATGTATATCCTATAAGAAGAAAATACGCGACTGTTTCATTGTCTCGAAAATTTGATTTAAGAAGATGGTCGATATAGTAATTAGAATATCTGCATATCAAATGGGAATCCCTTATTATTTCAAGAAAGTCACCACCCACTTTCCCAAAGTATTGTCCGCCAAGGCTCCGCCTTGCTCGCGGCTCTTCCTCGATTTCAACTGTGCGATCCATCATTGCGCACATCAGATCCCTAGCGGCCCCGGGTTTGAGCGCCGGCTCATCGTAGCCGTCATCGAATACATCGAGTTGATCCTCGGCTTTGTATGTCCGAAAGACCTATTGTACATCGCCATGGATGGTCTGGCACCGCGCTCCAAGATGGTGCAACAACGCAAGCGACGTTATCTGAGCCATTACGTGAAACAAGAGCTGGCCAAGGTAGGCTGCTCCTCTGGCGACGAATGGGATAGCAACGCTATCAGTCCTGGGACGCAATTTATGGCCGATCTCGCTGATGCGATTCGAGAGCATTTCCGGACCAAACCGATTGGTTTCATCATGAGCGACACCTTAGAAGTCGGCGAAGGGGAGCACAAGATCTTCGACTACATTCATGGGGGTGCTTCGCCCCCCATAGCCCCCATTCATGGTGGAGAACGCATGTCGAACGAAGTGAGCGAAGCATCCCCCGCCGATGTTGTCTATGGCCTTGATGCAGACCTTATCATGCTATCTATGATCAATATGCGAAGCGGCGGACAAATTCGCTTGCTCCGCGAGCCCGTGTTTTACGACATGGCCAACAATGAACCGTTCCTTTACATGGATGTGAGCATGCTTGCTACCTTTATTCGCGATCATCTTCGAGCGATCGGTCTTCCAGAGGGCGATGGGAGCGTAGATCCTCTTATGATCTACGTCTTCTTATGCTTCTTCATGGGCAATGACTTCGTCCCGAATCTGTCCTTCTTGAAACTCAAAGAAGATGGCCTTGAACATCTCCTTATGGAGTACAAACACATCGTGGAACTCTCTGGTGAGCACATTCTCACTCGAGATGAGTCTGGGCGCTACCAAATCAATGTTCGTACCTTATGGAAACTCATGGAACGCCTCTCTGCAAACGAAGACGAACACTTTGCCAAGGTCCACGAAGATTATATGCAAGAGGTATTTCGATCCAGAATGCGCCGAGGGGGCAAGCACGATAAAAAAAAAGAGGCCGAAGAACTCATACAAGCATGGCCTCTCCTTAACAAGATAAATGGTGCCATTAATCCTCGTGTGAAAGGATGGCGCCTTGAGTACTACCATCAACTCTTCGACATCAGCCATGACATTATTAACGATGCATGCTCTAACTATATCCAAGGTCTCTATTGGCTCATTGACTGTTACTTCCATCATACTCCACACAGAGGATGGTACTATAAGCACTCTTACTCTCCTACAGCACTAGATCTATTCAACTACATTACTACGCACATGAATAATCTACAAAAACCATACGACGGTGATAATGATGTCGTCGACGACGTTAACCTACAACTACTATGTATTCTTCCTCCCAGTTCTATGCATCTCCTTAAGCCCGAATATAGACACATCTGCACAAGTCTTAAGAGCGGTTGCCTCCACATGTTTCCCAACACATTTGGGGTCCAGGGGCATTTAAAGAGATTCCTATGGGAATGTCACCCGATGCTACCAGTGCCGCATATCCCTACATTGAAGAAGGCCATGACCGCCCTTTAAGACCCCCAAAAGAACCCGCCGAGCAACCCTTTAAAGGGGATTGCCCCAAGTTGGGGGTTATGGGGGGTGAGGCGCTATAGCGCCGAGCATCCCCCATGCCATTAATTGAGTGAAATCACGTCATGGACGTGTTGAATATAAATAGGTCTAATATTCATAGGCTGCAATGAATAATAGATAATTTTCCTCTTCTGCACGACGCGCTCCTTCTTAGAAAGCTCGTACTCATATAATCGAAGGAATTGACGCAAAATGGTAATAGCACGATCTTCATCGATCTCGCCTAAATACTTCTTTGCCTTGCACGGGATATAGTAAATCACCATTTCGGGCAAGAGGTCTATAAGCTTATTGACCGTGTTCCGGTCCTTTAACGTAAATTTGGAAAACTCGCTGGCATCGTCTAGCCCGCGAACGCCATAACAGTTTAACAACTCTTGTAAGAAGGAAGTCGGAGGTACTGACTTAAACAATTGATACAATTTCATAACTAACTACTAATATAACCTTTACAAATAAAATTAAGTATATGCCCAAAAATTATCTCTGATTAGTGTTGTTTAACAACGCGACTAGTGAATCCATCATAGTATCTGAATTTTTGTATTGGCCAAGAGTAGTTATGCCCATATTTTTAGAATTCAATATCGCATCCGCAATGTTACCCAAATCAATATTTGAAATTGAACGCACTTGACGGATCAACTTCTCCAATTTGAACTCAGGCTCGCGATCGTACATTTCTCCATAGAAAACGGATTGCATGCTTCTGTTTGTGAGACTGTAATTAAGGGAATTGATGTAGGCCTCTTTATATTTTTTAAGACGCGAAGTGCGCATGTGCTTCATATCGCCAATAATCTTCATGACGATCTTCACCATCTCGTCTGTGTTTTTATTTGAAGACGAAAATGATATACATACAAACCCGATATCGTCATAGGCGAAATAATCGCTGTCAACGGAGTATACGAGTCCTCGTTTGACCCGAAGTTCATCAAACAACAGGGTTTTGAACCCAGGCGCCAGAATCTGTGCCACAAAATCGAGAAGATAATACCGTGGATGGGATCGCGGATAACCCTTGAAAGTGAGAGTCGTAGAATAATGCGTCGACTCGTTGACTTGAACGGATACGCTGTACTCTGTTGCCGTCACATTCGGCGGCGGAAGCTTCTTTGGCACAGGTGGGATGCGGCAGCTAGCAAGTTTATGCTCGACAAATCGGTTTATTTTTGAGTGATGACTCTTGGGGCAATTGATCATCACCATGAAATCTCCGTAGTGTTTATCATGAAACTTGACAAAGTCCTTCGCTCTCACCTTCTTCAAGCACTCCTCCTCTCCAATAATGTCTTTATGGTAAGGATTTTTAGGAGATAAGATCGCTTTCTGTGCAGTGTTATTGATGTCTAGTTTCGAGTGATTATTGTCCATCTGCAATTCCTCCAACACCACCTTGCATTCTTTTTGAATATCAACACGGTCATAGCGTGCATTAAATACTAACTCTAACAGAATATCCGTAACGAGCTTCGCGTGCTCTATCAGCGTGCATACAAAGAAAACGGTTCGGTCATACGATGTGGACGCGTTAAACTTTGCTCCAAGACGCGTAAAAGTGCCTGTTATAGCATCGCCATCCATATTCTTGCTGCCCTTGAATTTGATGTGCTCCATAAAGTGCGCGATGCCTTGGAGATCTGATGTTTCATGTATAGATCCTACGCGAACGAAAATGTGTATAGAGAAGAACTCTCCATCGTTGTGGAAAAATCGTATGTTATTGTTTCTACGCATCACCGTCGTGCGTCGACTACTATCATGGTACATTTTTTGTGGACCGAAGTCCCGATTTAGCTTGGAGCAGCATGTCTATAGAAGGTGGTTTGAACGCGCGTTCTGGTGTCCTTGGCTGTTTCGGAGGAGGTGGTGGGGGTAGCCTCGGTGGTGGTGGAGGCAAGGATCGTCGCGGCGCCGCATCTGATATAGCAGATGCCGGCGGCCTAAGGTCGGGTGGAACAGCGATACCTTCGAGCTGCATCTTGTGGGCGATGGCCTCTTTCGGAATCCCTGCTTTGAGCATTTTGTAAAAGTTGGCATGTTGATCTTGAAACATGCAGCCTTGAAGGATTGGGGGATCTACTTTTTGTATCTGAAGCGGTTGGAGTTTCAAACCGTATGTCTTGCTCTGTGGATCAATCCAAACGTATTTAACGTGCAGCAGAAGTCGAAGCGAGTCCTCTTTATGCAACTTGGCAAAGGGAAGCGGCTTGCACGCATAATCGTATGATTCTATTTCATTCGAGGTGATCCCGCGGATCTTCAGCCTTACTGGGTCTTCGCGCAGCGGCCCCAGCCATTGATGGTCGACAACGCGTTTATGAATCGCTTTTTGAACATAGGCTGCCAGCGCCTCGATGGCTTCGAAGAACGACTCATCTGTTTTCACACACATGTCCATGGATAAGTTCCCGCGATCATCTTGAAGAGGTGGATAGGGCATGTACATGAGTGGGCTCTGTACTACTAGAGCCTCACCGTCTATTTGGATATGAAAACACTGGCGCCAAGCGTAGTAACATGGTTTAAGAAGTTGAATGCGGGACAGCGCGTCTCCCAGTTCACGGTGTTCGAGTATCATATCCCTTTCCTAATATAATCCATGCGCAAATCCATAAGTGGGTTCAGTTCTAAAAGCATTTAAGTTTTGCGAACCATACAATTGTATGGATAGTCAGATAAAAAACGAGGCCGCGGAAGCCGCCGAAATCACACAAATGAAAGAAGAATTAGAACATTTGCAATCCGAATATCAGATTACGAATGACAAATTTGTAGAGCTCACAATTCACGTGGACTCGTTTAACAAAGAATTCAATATGTTGTGCGCTAAAATATCAATGTTGAAAGAGCAAGCAGCTTAACCAAGCTGATGTGATATGTTCTCGAGGGAACTGCCGTAGTTGATCGTCGACGTTAACACGACACTGCACATATAGATCGTGCTGGTAATCACCGCCATGAGAATGGAAATCTTTATGATCTCTTGTGTGATGGTCGATGGCTCGGCATTCAGCTTGCATTTCTTGAGCTTCGCCTGCTGACCAGCTTCACATTTCGCCTTGTCCTTGTCATCAACATTCACACACTCATCGACGGCGGCTTCGCATGATCTCAGTTCATTGATCTGGTCTGCGAGCAGGTACGGTGAAAAGTTCATGTACACAATCGAAAGAGTCAGGATGCACACCATCAGCATCACGCCATTCATGATGGCCTCTGTCCAAGGGAACGGCACTCGCATGTCGTCGAGCTGGAAGAAGTTTTCACGACGATACATATTGATGACTTTGTTCAATTGATAGTAAAACTCTGTTTTCTTGCGCCTTAGGCACATTTCCAAGGTTTGATCATAGGAATATTGCATGGATGTGGCGTCGTCAGTAAACGAATACAAGTTTGTGGCCGATGACTTTGCATATTCATGGATAATTGCGACAATGTCGTCATGGGATCCCTCGCGCAGGGTGCATAGGTCAGAGATCATGTTCGACAACCGGTTCAACTCAAAAGAAAGGTCGTTGGTATTGTCGGTGTACAGGGATCTCTTGTAGTCGAGGTCCTTATTCATTTTGTATAATATCGACCCAAATACGACCGCCGAAAACACATAGACGGCAAAGATCATGACTACGTGGATCGCCTTGTCGAGCTTTTCGCCGACATTCCGGTCCTCGTCCTTGTTCGAGTCGTCGATCAATGTATCAAGCTTGGCGGCTGCCATAGCAGGAGATTTAGCAGGAACATTAGCAGATGCAGAAGATGCTACAGAAGCTCTAACACCAGAAGAAGCGGGGGGTGCGCGAGGAGTAGGGTTGTTTTCACCATCTGGTTCCTGATTCTCTGTGTTTGATTTTTGTGACGATGATCCTTTCGGCGATGGCTTGAGAACATCATCTTTTGCCCATTTTATATGCTCCTCAATATCCGCCGGCACTTTTTTCTTGCTCTCTTCAATTAATTCATCGAATTGTTTAATTATATCACTCACAGTCGATGCAGCTGGTGGATTTTGGACTAAATTAGCATGCTGTTTCACATCAGCATAATTGCTACGAGCATATGTAGACCATCCATCTTCTGCCTTTCTAAGTTCTGGCAAAGAATCTTGGAACTTATTTATTTCATCACGAATGTCTTTATACGCAGTGACCATATCAGTCGAAATCGCATCAGTTTCTGGTGCCCCTCCTTTTATTTCTTTTTTCACATTCGTCTGCGCAGGAGGAGACTGTAGTTTATTCAAGTCTTCAAGCTTCTTTTTCCCATCATTTGTGACAGTGACAATCTTTCCTTTTATTTCGTCTAGCGCCTTGCGATACTGTTTGATTAGAGCGCGTGACTTCAATTCGGTAAAGATGAATCGGATTTGCCATGTCTTGTTTACAATAGTATCAAATCGATTGACGTAGCCACCAGGCGAAGCATTGTTCTCAACGATGGCTTTAAAATCAGACACTTTTAGTAATAATTCATCGAGTTTAGTGAGGGCATCCTTTAATTTTTTGTAAGCATCTTCTTTATTCTTAATCATAGATTTGATAGCTTGTTTTCTTGCAGCGTCTGCAAGAGCTTTAGTAATAGAATCGTCTGCGTTTGAAACTGCATCATCTACTTTTTTTTGAAAATCATCAGTTGCAAGATCCGGAAAAGCAGTTGGATCTGGAGATTCAAGTTCTTTTAGCAGAATCACTTTTGCGGCTTCTGCAGCCGTTGCAGCTGTTTTAGCGGTTTTTGCAAGTGTAGTTGCATCGTTGAAAGCGGTTTCTGCGGCTGCTTGTGTTTTAGTAGCGTCTTGAAAATCTTTTTCAGCTTTTTCAGCATCTCTTTTCTTAATGTCAAATAGTTTCTGCGCCGTATCGGATTCTGTTTTTTTCTTTTCATAATTTGCTTTGGCAGTAGCATCAGGAAGGGACCCTGGAGAGGACCCAGTAGGTTTAAGCGCTTCAGCTTCATCTTTTTTCTTTGTAGTAGCATCAACTTCGGCATCAGCCTTAGCCTTATCCGCTGTGTCCTTAGCAGCCTTAGTCACTTCAGCCTTAGCAACAGCCTTTGCCTTTTCAGCTTCTGCAGCCTTAACAGCTTTGTCAGCTTCATCAACAGAGGAGTTCGCTATTTTGAATATCTCTTCGGCCGTAGATTTAGTGACATCCACTTTTGCTTTCACAGCCTCTTCTTCAACAGCCTTGAACAGATCTGGCACTTTCTTGACGCTGTTTGCAGAACTCTTCGAGAAAAATGTGCTTAATTCGTTTGCAGCCTTGACAAAGTTAGCTGATAGTTTTAATTTGGAGCTTTCTGCACCAATATTGACGGCAGTTTTGTCAAGAATTTCACAGGTACCTTTATAGTTGTTTGCTTTGTCGATTTCACCAGCTAACGCAAAGAAGTTATCAAAGGCAACTAGCGCTTCTTCGTCAATTTTGTCTAGTGTTGTATCTTTTTGAACTTCCGCATGCAATAGAAGAGCCGCTTCACTGATCTTATCAATGTTAAATGTTGAATCTGATTCTGAACCGAACTTGCTTAGCCAGTCGATTGTTTTAGATGATTCTGAATCATATGTCTTTTCAACTGCAATATCCACCTTTTCTGACAAAGCTTCCTTGACTGTAATGAGTGGATCTACAGCCGGAACTGTAGCTTTGGATGGTCCAGGCATTGTGGCGGCAGCTGTTGCTGGACCTGGAACAGTAGAAGCTGGAAGAGCTACAGGTTTAGCAGCAGCTGCAGTAGAAGCTGGAAGAACTACAGGAGATGTAGGTGCTGGAGCAGAAGCTGCAAGAGCTGCTGGAGCTACTGGAGCTGCTGGAGCTGTAGAAGCAACAGGTTTAGAAGCTGTACTACTCATTCTACGATATTACTATAAAAATAGATTTAAAAAATTTGCAAACCACCTCTCTAGATCTCAAAACGTAATTACAATGAAGTATTTTCCAGATCACAATGGGATTGGTGAACCTTCTGGACAGATATGTATATTCGAGCATGGAGCTCGAGCTTGCATTGGAGACGTTGAAGTGTCTCCCAATCGCGCTTGGCACGGCGATACGGTGCTCGTATACGATGGCTGTGTGACCGGGATCATCCAGTCGTCAAAGGCTCCAATCCCAGGGTATATTCGACGTGATAAGCAAAAATATGGCGTGAACAAAAAAGGGATGCAGATTTATCTATTCCGCCCTCTCTCCGAGCACTATTCGCCGATGCTCGTCGCATCGGGTGCCAGAGTCGACGATGGCCGCGCTGTTTACGTGCTCGTTAGCTTTCTTGAGTGGACCGTAGATCAGAAGTATCCACGTGGACAATGCGAGATGGTGTTAGGCGTCTCTGGGGATCCGGTCGCGGACGCCTTGGTGAGAGCGCATCACCACCGCCTGTTCGAGGGCAACCGTCGTCTTGTGAATGAGATATGGCAAAGCCGCGAATTTGAAGACCGTCGTGACTATCGCGAGGCATGTGTCTTTAGCATCGATCCTCCAGGATGCCTTGACATAGACGATGCAGTTCATGTTATCGAGAAAAGCGAGGGCTACTACGAAGTCGGGGTTCATATCGCCGACGTCACAGCGTGGTTCGCGGCAGGGAGCGACATCGATCGCGAAGCCGCCCACAGAGCCTTTACAGTCTACTTGCCAAACAAGCAGGTCACCATCTTGCCGGAACAGCTGGCACACGACAAGTGCTCATTGCTTCCAGGTCAAGATAGGCTTGCGTTATCATGTATCTTGAAGATAACATCTGATGCGAGTATCGTTAGTTACGAATTCGTCCAGACCGTGATTCGTTCTAGACATGCCTTAGCCTATGAGGATTTAGATGCGGACCGCGTTCCCTATGATACGCGATGGTCTGTAGCCCAACTTCAAGCCTTGTTTGGCATAACAGATAGCCACAAGCTCATAGAGAAGCTCATGCTCATGGCCAATACTTGTGCAGGAAAGCGTATGGAGCTAGAAGGAGGCCTGTTGCGGAGACAAACACAGCTGTTTGCAGAATACGTCATTAGTCGAGACGGCGAAGACACGCGCCACAACTCGATCGGCGAAGAGCATTATACTCACTTCACATCGCCCATCCGGCGATATGCGGATCAAATCGTGCATCGGCTTATCAAGGCGCAGATCGCGCCTGATGAGTTCGAAAGCATCGTCGTGCATCAAAACGCTCAACAAAAGAAACACCGCCGCTTCAATCGAGACTCGGCGATCCTCCGGTTCCCGGCTGATATTCAAGAAGCAACAGCCGCTGTGTTGCCGTTCCGTTTCTCGGAAAAACACAAGACTTACAAAGTCGACGTTCGTGTTAACGGTATTGTCTTTCCCTTACGGATGCTCAAGATGTGTACAAACACGTTGTTGCAAGAGGACATCCTCGAAGTTCGCAATCCGCAAACCGGAGAAAAAGTAGAGTTGATGGTCGGGCAAGAGTTGACTGTTAGCATACATCGTATGCCCGCTGAGCCGCGCCTCGCCGATAAAGTCCGACTCACATGTGATATGCTCAATGATTTGATTAAAATATAAATTGTGTGTTATAATATTAAAATGAGCTCAGACACGATTGTTCACGAGCCAACAAATATACCACTAGCATTTGCTGGACTGACATCTGAAACGATAGCGTATACAATCACAGAAGGAACAAAAAAGATGCAAACGGTTTTAAGTTTGCTAAAAAATATGGACCTAGACGAGCCGACATTAATACATTGATAAACCTTACATTAATTGGGATTATCACGAATAATAAATTTCAATCTGAGTTAACAGCTGCCCACAATCCGAAGATATACCAGACATATAGTAATGCATTTGAACCGTTCAAATCAACCTTTGAGAACGATGACAACAGCAAGGCCAAATTGATCAACTTATTTGAGAACTTACAAAACGAGTATTCTAAAATTCAAAAAGACGCTGATATTTTAAAGCTGATAACTGAAAACAAAATAACATTAAATACTTCAAAAGAAAATTTGGCCGCTCTAGGGCAGAAATATTCTACACTAATACTTCAAAAATTACAAAATGCAAACAAAATTCTAAATGAATTTACCCTCGAACAAAGGCGACTCCTGTTATCCGGCTGCATAAACTACGAGTATCAATTGTCGATTACAGGCACATCGGTCCATGCAGCACAGAAAGGTGGCAAGAAAAAAAATGCCCGGGTTGCGCAAAGAGGAGGTAGTAGATGGGACGCTGCCTGGTTTATGTTGTATGGAGTAGGTGGTATAGCATGTGGCGTTATTATCTTACCCTTTATTCCACCAATAGGTATTTCTTTTCTTTTCAGAGGTTTGGTGCTAATTTGTCTAGGTATTAAGGAATTAGTTTATCCCTCAATTGGAGGGCGGGCCAGGCCTGGGCCAAAAAGTACAGGAAGAAAAGAGAAGATAGATGGTCGCGAACGAATAATATACGAAGGGCCACGTGGAGGGAGGTATATAATGAAGGCGGGTAAGTATGTGAGAATCTAGCGCCTTGATTACTTTTTCATTTCTCGGTTTTCGTCTCTTGGTGCAACCCCCTTACTTGATGTAAATAGAGTCCATGTTAATAATACCTCGGCCTACGAGGGCTTTTGTCTTGTCGAGTGCCACAACCCAGTCCAGTTGATTGATAGCCTCGAACGCCGCCTTGAGCTCATCGATGAGATTCACCAGCTTTTGTAAAGCCCGCACCATATTCCCCTCGAAGATGGCGTACTGTTGGCACACATATTGGAAATGAGCCTCTCCGCACCACTCCCACACAGGGTCCACGTACTTGGTAGAGAGCTTGAATTCACCGAGGCCATCCGACAAACCGATGCGCATGAGCTCGTCGTATATGCCGAGCCCGACTTCCACCGCGTCACGTCCTAGGTCCGTCGACCCGGTGTCTTCGGCCGAGGAGCCCTCATCAATGTAAACCGCCAACCACGCAGCCAGGTTCTGTGGATCGTTCTTATAAGGATCAGCGAGGCGCCTTGTCAGCATAGCTTCCGTGATCATGACCTCGTGACATTGGCTGATGTAGTTGGCAAAGGTGCCCTTGATAGTGAGTGCTTGCGGCTCCTCTTGCAAATAGCCCTTCTCGACCAAGAAGCTCGTGCAAGTCGCGATGTCCGTCGCGAGCATCATCGGGATCGTGTGCTGATCATGTTCGAGGGTGGCAATCCGTTGGCGCAGCCCCGCGATTTGTTCTGCGAACTTGGCTACTTGGTCGTATCGGGCACGGTCCGATTTATTTAGCTCAGCCAGCGCCTTCTCCGCGTTGCGCTGTTGTTGCTTTTGTTGGCTTTGGCTGCTGCCTTTCGTCTTCGCAGCACGGGAGATATCAAGTACTGTTCTTAGAGACCTGTCAGGATCTAACTCTTCTATCCGTGATGTGAGCGCCTCGAGCTCTTTAGTACAAGCCGCTGAATGTTCTACACACCCGTGCTGCATTGTGTTGTTCTCGCGCTGCATCAGGCTGTTTTGCGTCTGCTCCAGAATCGATGCCGAGCCTCCACCATTGACGCTACGCAATATATAGTGCGTCGAAATCGCAAACTTGGAAGAGATTTTCTTTATGGACCCCAGCATCATCGTCTCCATTTCGGTGATCGAGATAGGATCGTTGACCGGGAAATAGATGACATTCCCGATCGTGTCGATTCCTCGGCGCCCGGCGCGCCCCGCCATCTGCTTGAACTCCTCCACCATGAGAGGACGCAGCTCCGACCCGTGACCCGATGGCTTGGACACGTCGAGGAAACACACGACACGCGTAGGCGTGTTCACACCGATCGCCAGCGTCTCGGTCGCAAAGAGCACTTTGATGAGCCCTTTAGTGAAGAGCACCTCGACGATCTCTTTCAGAATGGGCAGCATACCTGAATGATGCGCTCCGACACCCTTCATTAGCCACTTTTTCAAGTCCGTCACCTGTTTATATTGTTCCGCGTCCTCAAGCTGACGGATATGGAACTCAAAGATGTTCTCCACCTCGCGACGCTCCTCGTGCTCGATCAGGCATGTCTGCACCTTATCCGCGTAAATATCGCATTTCTTTCGCGACAGGGTAAAGAAGATAGCCGGAAGCTGACGGTTGATGTGCAGGAAATTCAAGAACGGATTAAGCATCGCGATCGGCTGAAACGCCTGTCGGGTCTTGGACGCTGCTGCAGCCGCGTTCTTCTCTTGAACCCCTTTGCGACCCGTCGTGAGATCGCGCTTCTTGTTGTCCCACTCGCGAGACACGGCCTGCTCGTAGCGCCGTTGCATGGTTGCATAGGTCTGTGTGCGGAAGGGACCTTTCTCCCCGTCGAGGATCACCGCCAAGTGGCCGTCGCGCTCGGCCTCCTCCCAGGGCAAGTCCTCCGAGAAAGTACCTGGATTAGGTACGAAACAGAAGAAGCGCAACGGCACCGGGCGCTTGAGCGTTGATGAGATCGAGATGCCGCGCTGTTTGATGCGCCGGATCCATTCCGCAAACTCCTCGGGATTCGCCATCGTCGCCGATAGGAGGATCATCTGCACATGATCGGGAAGCTTCATGATCGACTCCTCCCAAGCTGGACCGCGCTCCCGGTCATTAATGTAGTGACATTCGTCGAAGATTACATAGGCGAGGTCGTCGTGGATGCCCTCTGCGCCGGTGCGAAACAGACTGTTGCGCAGGATCTCTGTCGTCATAACGAGGCACTGGGCATCGGGATTGACCTTGAAATCACCTGTCTGGATGCCTGCGTCAGTGCCGTAACGCTTCTTGAGCTCGGCGTACTTCTGGTTGCTGAGCGTCTTGACAGGGGCCGTATAGATGACCCGTTTGTTTTCGAGGAAGGCCTTGGCGATCGCATACATCGCCACAGTGCTCTTTCCAGCACTCGTATGAGCCGTGACGAGCACGTGCTCGCCGCGCTCGATCGCCTCGCATGCATCACGCTGGAATACATCGAGCTCGTAAGGGAACTCCGCAAGGATATCAGGATTGAGTGTCATGGTTTCTGCAATGAGACAATAAAACGATCAGCTCGCCAAATTTTTCGTGAATTATATATTCTCCCCACTATTCGTAGTCCTCTGGATTAAATTGGATCCTAGCGTATTGGACAATGAGCAATAGAACAGCGACTATCAGAGTATAATAGAGGATGCTGTACTGTGTTAAGCTGTCATACCCTTGGTCAAATGTGCTCTTGTAATCGTTGGCCACTGCCAACTTATTTGAATCGACGAGATCCTTAATTTTATTGATCTGCTTTTTAAGCTGATCTAATTCGTGGTCTGATGTATTGTCGACAATCACTGAGAACAAGTCATTCGAAACAAATTGCTTGTCAACGATGACACCATTTGGATTTTCTTTTAATGAATTTGCCTGATTCGCTATCATCAAGTCGTTTTGCAAAAACATGACAATGGTATTGATATTCGACACCGTCTTGTTCGCATTTTCTACTGAACCAGGCTTCGCGATATTTTGCTTGTTCACGATAGCAGCAATTGTCTTTTTCAAGAAATCAGAGGAAATCGTAGATAGAGAGTCTCCCAGACATTTTTGGAAACCGTATTTAACGAAATCGTACGCCTCTGAATTCGTCTTCAACTGAACCATGTTGCTCTTGCGAATGGTAGCGCTAAAGATCGTGTTTTGTAGATTTACCATATGAGTCGACAGGATGTTTTTCAGCAACATCGTATTGTTGGATGCATTGTTGGTAAATGCAGTAATGGGAAGCGTCGACGTCGCAGGCTGTGTCACAGAAGACTTCGTTGCCGGTGACGCAGAAGGCGCCGCAGTCCGTCCCTGACGTCGCCCTCTGCTGACGTCGTCCTCTGCCAGCGTCCCTGTCATCGTCGGAATCGTCGGAGTCGTCGTCCCTGTCGTCGTCCCTGTCGTCGTCGAAATCGTCGGAGTCGTCGTCCCTGTCGTCGTCCCTGTCGTCGTCCCTGTCGTCGTCGAAATCGTCGCCGCCTCGTTCAACAACAGACTCTTAGGAGGATCGATCGCAAATGTTTCGACTGTATTACGGTTTGACGTTATCGGATTGACCGTGAAGTTGTATGCTGCTACGTATTCGTTGATCAATACTGAATATGCAGTTGGACCAGTATTCGTGAGGAAGCCATAGAGATTCGTGACTTGATCCGTGTCAAACGAGGAGTAGACTTGTTTCTGGATCCGGGCATTCATAAACAGCGCCTCTGCGCCGATGAAATTGCGGATTTCATCAAGCGCCATATTCTTTTTGTTCAGGCTCGTCTCCTTGCTGCTGAGCACATTCTCTTTGTAGGCTTGCTTGAACTTGAGCAAATGCTTAAACGCATTTTCATCGTTTTGCTTATCGATGCCGTCCAAACTGCTGACCGTGCTGTCGTAATATGTGAAATTATAGACTGTTGTTTGACCTAGAGCAATCATTTGATTGATTAAACTGTTAATGTATTTTAAACACATGTAGTAAAAACCGCAAATGACCACGATCAAAGCAACATACTGTAGATGCTTTAGCATGTAGTAATTTTTGTAGGTAATCTTGATGACAAATCCAACAAAGATAACACATGCAAAACTGACTGCATACAGTACATTATAATATAGGTTAATCTGTTGCTTGGCTTGAATCCCCACCTTGTTTTCATCATTTTTGAAACTTGTGTAGAATTGAGAAAATCCAGACAAGAATGATTCCTTATCCTTTTTAGACAGAGATGGTAAGAAATTCTTCTCATTTGCCTTGAGAAATCTCTGGTTAAGGTCATAATACAACTCACCCATCATGTTGAGTTGATGCTGTATCGTGTTTTCCATTCTGAGAACAAGAACCCTTTAGTTATAGTAAGTTTTTTTCTTCTTCTAATTAAATTCATAGATCATGCCGAGTACGCCAGCAGCTGTACCCAATATTGATCCATATGATGTATTGAAACATGTGCGTACCATGAAAACAACAAAATACCTTCACATAGCACTCTTCTTCGTGATTGCGATCATCGTCGCCTATTTCATCGTTCGTATCGTACTTAGCTTTACGTCAGTATATACTAAATATATCTCTTTGAACAATGACTTGGCTACGAGAAAGCGACAGTTCACGATTCCCGGGGCAGAGTTAACAAGCGTAGATGACGACAATTTAGACGACGCAGATGTGGCAGGAACCGTGTACCTGAATGATGCGATCGAAAACTCGTTGATGAACATGGAGCACACGCAATCACAAGATGTGCAAGGCATAGTCAATTACCGAAAGAACAGCAAGAATGGTGCGAACTACAAGTTTGGCGCCAATGTGAGCGCCAATGTCCTGAGCTCCGAGTTCGACGATTATGTGTACGCGGAGCCGAAGCCTCAAGAGCAATCCTTCTGGGAATATCTGTTCAATCCTACGAATTAGGTCAGATCATGTCTCTTACACATGTCATAAGAACCGTGATCAATTGCATATAATCGACGCTTACGAAATCGTGTATCGTGCGTGAAGCGATCGTCAGATCTTCCGCCAATATTTTGTTTAATGTCACTGTATCTTCCACGATGTCTATCACATGTACCGTTTGCAAGATTCCCGCAGCGCCTCGCACATGGAGTTCATGGCCAATCTCGAGGTCATGACTCGGCAAAGAATGCTGGACTCCGTTCCATTGCAGCGTCCGGCCATCGGGAATGCATTTGGAAGAGCGCGCCACGAGCTCTGGGTACAACTTCTCGACCTCTTGGCCAATCAGACCCCATGACGGCTTTTTATTCGTGCCCCCGACATTCATATTATATTGACAAGGTGCAAGGGCTCTAATCATCTCTCTTGCAAGTTCTGCCCGGGCAGGCTCGATCTCGGTCTTGACACGCTTATCCGACGATACGTAGTAATAGTGAGCGCTTACAGAGCCATTGACAGTGAGAGCGATATTAGAGTCGTTCACTCCTGGGTTGGCAATATTGATAGTGCACTTATTGTTTAACGTCGTCGCTCCGGCGACCTGGATCCAATTGTCGACGATCACATTCGACGCTTCCAAGTTCGCTACATTGATGCTTTGAACCGGAGCTATAATATTCACGGTGAGTGTATCCGTTGTCATCGTATTAGCAATGACGTTGGCCGAGTTGGTCGTGTTTGTTACAGTGAGCGAGTCGCCGATGGCTACGGTTTGCTGGAAAGACGACGGCATTGCAAAGGTCGAGTTGGACATTGCCTGAAGTGTGCCATATAAACTAATATTGCTTGTGTCAATATAACACTGTGTTTTATAACCGATTGGAGACGATGTGAGGAATCGGAAGCCTCCTACCACGTTGGGATTGTTGCCTGTAGAAGAAGAGAACTCCATGAAATAGTTGGCATCCACGCCAATGTTTGTCGATATTGCGCCACCTTCATCAGCGAGAACGATCTTGACCCCATTGGAATGGCCTATGTGAAGAGGACCGAGAGGGTTGATATTCGATATCTGTATCCCCAGTGATCCATACATATTCGTATTATGACTTACGCTTAAACCTGAATGCGCATATATATCACTTGATACATATAGATTATTCGATAGGATAGCGTCGCCATTTAATACGAATACACCATCGGCCTCTAAAGACTTACAAAACAGGCCGTTCTTCACATATACATTCCCATTCAAATACGAATCGTTGTTAATAGTTAATACACCATCCGTTTTGACGGCCGGTAAGTTACCAAATATAGTGCCGCTAATATATATATTGCATGCCACATACATATTTGTATCGATACCACAATCACCTGCTATGTGACAGAAATACAGTGGGTTTTCAGTATTTATGCCCACCTGGCCATTGCCAGCAATATAGAGTGCTGATGTAGGTGTATTCGAGGTGTTGGAGTTTCCGATACGGAAATTATAGGCGTTTGAATAATCGGGGATCAAGAAGCGTAATTCTTGGCTGTCGGCGTCCACATACATGTTGTAACGACTGTCTTTGTAAGTATCACATAGGTTTGAGTTGAAGAGAGTAATCATTTGAGAGGCAATGTTGGTATTGCAAACAGCATCGGATTCTAAGAGTGTCGTGCCGGCGACATCGAGGAGCGAGCTTGGCGATGTCGTGCCGATGCCGACAAAGCCGGTGTTTGCGATCGTCATGATAGGGGCACCTGCATACTGGAACTGGGCGACGTCATAAGTCGATCCGGTTTGATTGACAGTAAGAGCTACAGCCGTGTCTGTGTTATTCACAGTGATTTCTTCTGAAGTCTGGAGGACAGTGTCGATTTGGGTGAGTGTACCTGAAACGGTGAGATTGCCATTCACAATAGCATTGCAACATGTAAAATCACCCGTCACTCCAAAGTTATCCGTATGAAGGATCAGGTTGCTCGTATCAAGTTCGTGTACAAAGAGTCCGCCCTTCAAACTCAGGCTTCCTAGGATATCAATATTCGATATGGATGCATAAAAACCGGATACATATGTATCTCCTTGAACCGTAAGATTGCTATACACATTGAGGCTTGAATAACGGTAATTCTCTATAGCAACTCGGAAATCGTCGAAGGTGCCGATAACGGGCTCTTTGCGGGCTACTTTTGTTGCATATTCAAGATATAGTTGTGGGATAGTCTCTACTTGAGTCACATTCTGTATAGAACGATATAAAGATTCATTAAAATGTGGGTCGATATTGTAATGAATATTGCTGATCGAATGTCCCTGCCGCAAGTAATGGATGGTGCTGAGGCGTTTAACGTCGGTAGTTGAGAGTGTTTGTATGATATCATTTGGTAATACGTTGCTGTGATTCGATAGGATGATATTAGAATTAAATAGGTAATATACCGTCGAGTCGAAATCTGCTGGAAGATTGCTGGTATTTCCGAGGAGATTATTGTCGTGACCATAACTCAAGTAATTGGCCTGAGCGTCTTCAACCGTATGAATATTGTTGTAAGTCTCTAATTCCGGATTCAAATACAAATATTGCACCGGGTTGAATGTCGCTAAAATTGGCAATGCCATCGATATTAAAAAAACAACAGATTTAAAAACAAGGATAATCAATATAGTATAAAAATGTATCTGGCTATCTTCTATATCTTAGCGATACTATCGCCCTTCGTCTTTCCGAAAGTTTTCTTTCGTGATCCATTGGCGATAGGCGCGGTTTACTTTTCTGACGATGACCTTGATAGTGCTAATGAAGCCAAAGACCAAGATGTAGACGCGGATGAGGACGCGGATGAGGACGCGGATGAGGACGCGGATGAGGACGAGGAAGGAAAAGAGGATACTACGACGCTCGGTGAAGAACAAGTCTCTGAGTATAATGCGGAGGTCGAAGACTCTGAGACAGACGACACTGATGACACCGACTCAGACGATGATGAGGAACAAGGATGTTCGTGCGACCACTGCATTTGTGAAGCATGCAAATGCGCTGATTGTACTTGTGCAAATTGCAAATGCGACGAGTGCAACTGCGAAGACTACGCGACCAAGCCTGATCCCGATGACTCTGCATGTGACTATAACCTGAATAAGCCATCAGCTTCGGCTTCGCCAGAGCATCCTGTAGAAGAAGAAAAAAAGACTGAATCCGGAGAGTACGATTCTATGCCTGAGCTGGTATCTGACTCCGATTGAATAAATTAAGACGCCGTATAATACAACTGATTGACCAAATTATAGGCTGTTTGAGTAGGACCAACTCCTGTGATGTTGATCAGTTTCCATGTGACAGGCATCACGTTTGACGTATTCTGTGCAATCCCAAAGTCTTCATAATAGAAACGCATGGGCGTGATCCCTCCTGTTACACGAAGTCCACCGACGCTAGTCAACAACGTGAACAAGAACAGCGAACTGATGCTGATGTCATTATAGGGCGTGCTGTACAATGAATTTGTGAAGGTATTCCATGGTTTCAACACGGATGTTCCTATGACCCCCTGGATTGTGTTGCCGAATCCAGTGGCAGCCGCGACCTTGTCGTTATAAGCCGATTCACGCTGTGCCACAGTCGCCTGCATGCACGCTACAATTAACTTATTGATCGCATTTTCGCTGTATTTCGTATTTATTTTTCCAAGATAGAACAACAGATTTGTCTTTATGGTCTCCAGGTTGTAATTCGAACTGAACGAGAAGAAGTCGCGCGAATAGTAAGGCATTAACACAACCAATGGTTCAATGACGTTGAGGCTCGGCGAAATTCCAGTCGTGGGATCAGGGCCGTAGCTCTCGTCGTCTAACAGCACATTAAGGTACGTCGTATTGTTGTCAACGACACTTGTCGCAACAGATAGAGCGATATTGTTGACGACCGTCGTCCAATTTGAATCGACAAAGTAGTTCAGCTCATACGTAGCTTGGATAGCAAACAAAATCGCCTCGTATGCGAAGTAGTTTGTAACTACATTGTCAGACGCTACCGTGTTGTTCATCGTCATGACATTCTTGATATGATACTTTCCATCCGTGCCAAGCGTGAGCATGCTGACGAAAAAGTCGGCGTTGCCTTTGAGAATCTCGAAACCCTTGCGCGCAAGCCAGTCTAAGTCTCGAGTCACGCGGTAATAACTCCATGCACTGACCGAAATCATTGCGGTGTTGAATACATAGAGAGGCGTCATTGTATTCCAATAAACGTCGTTATATCCCGACACATCATTCTCATAAGGGAACTTGGTGCCTGCAAACCCATTGGCCGCCGCGAGCTTGCGCGCCTTGTCCAGATGATAGTATCGGTAATCGAGAAGGGTGCGCGCGGCTCTTGGTCTCAGCAGCGTCAACACGGGAAGCAGCCACAGATCGGCACTGTAGAAGATATGGCCCGTAAAATCGACTGTCGACAAATTGAGCGGGTTGACTTCGACGTTGATATCATCGCGAATGACGGCATATATATTGTACAAGCTGAAAGTGATGTTCTGGTTCATAGTAGTCACTGCATATGCTTCTGTGTCCGTGATACCATCTTTGGGAACGATCTTCATATTGGAAGTCCACATCTTGCTCCAAGCTAGAGAATGATCGGTCAGCACAGACGCTGCGGTGCGACTGCAAATATTGATGAGGACGCGCGTCGTTTCTGTCTCCGGATACTCGAAGTCAAACTGCGACATGGTGCACGTCATGATTGTAAATTTGGTGGTATATGTGGTTACATTTGTAGCAGTGTCTGTTTGAGGAGATAGTGTGAGAGTCAATTTATTAAACGCAACGTCCGTATTGTTGCGCTGCATGTTGTAACCCTTGTTGGTGCACGAAGATGGGTTTGTGAACACATAAGACACGTTCGTCGTGATCTTTTTGCGCGAGTCTTTGAGAATGCCATTGGCAGAGAAGAAATAGACGGGGATGTTGGCCGCCCCTGCTGCCTGTGGCACCATAATGAAGTTGTTGTTGTAATTGACATCGGCAATGGTGCTCGGAGTGATCAGCTGATGATAAAAATCGAGAGTCTGAGCATGTGTCGCAGTCAGAGTGATATTTTGCATGACGCAATAGGGGAATTGACGAAGCAGGACGATGTCATGTACCACATTAACAGTGCCCGGGATGGCACTAGCTGTCGACGGCTTAATCTTGTATTTCATTTCATACATGCCGTTCATCATGTTCAATTCTTGAGTGAGATTGGACATTTCGACTTGAGCAGGGTCCATCGTGAGCCCGAAAGTCGTATAATTAAACGTCTCCACAACATTGTTGTTGTAGCGCCCGAAGGTGTTCTCGTCGAAATTCGTAGTGATCACTGTAGCCGTCATCTGATTGTGGGCTGCCGAAGTGACCATGGCAATTTTTCCATTGCCCAGGGTGCAACCGTTATAGTTGCTTCCAGATAGGGTACTCACGTTCAGAGTCCAAAGAGCAGGGTTATAAGAAAGGGTACCGGGGCTTCCAGACACTTGGAGGTACTCCGTCGTTTGCATGAGTTGATTTCGTATGGTTGTGAGACTAGCTTGCAGGTGGGCGTCGACCCCATCGTCATTGACCAAAGGCACAAATTCTTCGACTTCAGCGGACGTCGCCTGGCGCTGCAGTACCTCTAAGAAACACAGTTGGACATATAAATAAGAACTCTCGCCAATTACTGAGAACTCTGCTGTCACAGGTGCAGCTGCACTATAATTGACGTCGGCTGCTTGATTCGCAACGATTTTTGCGATACCTGGCCCTGCAATGGTGAACATGTGTCCATTGATCGTACCAACGGGCCCCGACGTTGTATTGTCTTCGAATGTGTACACGACCGGTGCCATGCTTAGACCAGCGGTTGTGTATGTGGCCAAATTGATCGGCTGATCGTTTGTATGCGCGATGGGAATTGACCCAAATGTGAGCGTTTGTGAAGCCTGGTTGATGATCAAAGTTTGTTTGATGGGAGAGACTCCTGGCAATGGCACAGCGTTGTAATTGGCGTCTGCGACTTGGCTGACGTCGATAGTAATGACACCGGCTGTTAAAATAGTAATAACAGAGCCGTTCAGTGTGGCTGCGGTTGTCGGAGAATCGATGGTGTATACGACGGGGCTCGAACTCGCGCCCGCGGTGACATTGCTGTGAATGTCAACGGTGGCTACGTCTCCATAGGTGATAGGTGTGATCTGCCGAAACACAATGTTTTGATTCGCTTTTTGTACGACAACCTGTTGTGTTTGCACGACCGCGTCTTCGAAATCATTGTCGCCCAGTTGAGATATCTCGATCGTGTATGCGCCCGCCTTCTGCACGGATAGCGATACAATGCCTGTGAATGCATTCAACGTTAACGTCGCCCCCGTCGTTGTCATAGACCCTGAATCCTGGAATGCGTACACTGGCGGACTGCTGCTGCCTCCAGGCGTCACGAGTGCTGTAATAGATAGAGGCGAGAACCCGAAAGTTTGCACAGGGATTGGTGAGAAGGCCAGCGTCTGCTGTGCTTTATTAATGGTGAGCGAGTGGGTCACGGAACTTGCAGCAAGATAATTGTTGTCGCCTGGATGGGTGACGGATATGTTCACCTGACCAGCGGCCAAAATGGTCAAGACAGATGCGGACAAGGACGCTTCAGGCAAAGATGTGCTGCCGTCGTCAAATGCATAGACTAATGCACTCGTACTCTGGCCAGCGTGAACGTATTGGCTCAAATCGACAGTGCCTCCTACAGTGTAGGTCACGTCCGACGGTGCTGTGAAAGTAAACGTCGTTTGCGGTGCTTTATTGATCTGTAGTTGTCGGGTGACTTGGAAAGAGTTGATGCGATCATAGGCGATGATGGTGGTTGTCCCAGCAGCTAGTATTGTCGCGCGACTCCCATTCAAAGACACAAATGCATTTTCGGTGGTATGTGTGTTGTCCACATAGTATGTAATGTCTCCTGCGGTAAGGCCTGGCACAACATATGTACTCACGTTCAACCTGTAATTGGGTGAATAAGTAAGGACTGGCAATGCTCCAAAAGTAAATGTTGCCGACATTATTACTTTATGAGTACACAATTTTAGCGCACGATGAAACCCACTAGCTCTGCTTATCGGATTTTAGCCAAGTTTTTTGTATAATGAGTGATGATCAGGCTCCCGATGTTGTAAGCATAGTAGATGAGGACGAAATCGAGCAAGTAACGCGTGTACTTGATAATGTAATAATAGGTGCGGGTGCTGGGGTCGTCGTAGAACTCGCGCTCTGCATCGAGGTTGGGGTTGCAAGCCTGGTAGATAGCGAGGATGACAATGCAATAGAAAATGACAATAATGTCAAATGGATCGAGAAGTGAGAGGATAGTTTGCAATTCTTTATACCACGACATGAGTCAACTTGCTATTATTAAACAAAGAGTATATTTATGTTACAGCATGAAATTGAGGAACTTGACTCTTTTGGTAGCGGACTGTCATGCCATCTATAGCCGTCCATACTTCTTGAACAGTAGATGCAGTGACAGGCGTGTTTGTAGAGGCTAGGCGCATAATACGTAAATCATTGACATCTAGAGCAAGATCAGAATTCGCGTCCATTGTTGCAGCCAAATGCAGCACTTTGCGGACTGCTTCATACGCACGCCGTGGCACTGAATCATGTGCAGGCTTTATTGTAGAACGCTCAAAATCCATGATGATGGCATATGTGCCTTTCAATGGCAACATCAGATCGCTATCAATAATAGGATAGGTCAAATGCTTTTTACTTGTTCTGCGCAATAAGATATTATCTAAATGAATGTCATTGTGGGAGAAACCAAATAATGCATGTGCTGTTAAGATGCCCCCAGCTACCTGCTTCAATACGTTTTTCAGGATATCTAGATTATCTATCTTCCATGAATGACTGTTCATCGATCCGAGCGAATAATATGGCATGATTGCAAAGCCGATGTTGTCCCCTGGCCCTTTACATATATGGGGGTGCGTAACATAATTCTGTTGAAACAAATGGGTAGCGGTGTCGTCGCAAGTGAAGTTGTTGCAGTAGTATCGCATAAAATTAGGGATCGCCTTTAAGAGCTCCCGGATGTCGTATTCATGGCGCATGACTGTTGGAATCCCAAATTTGACGACAACATGTTTAGAGCGTTTATTCAGAAGACGACCCTTTAAGAGTCCCAAGTCGGCGTTGCTTTTATGAAGAACGTGATCAATCCAGAGCCAATCTTTAGTAGGGACACCACATGTATAGAGAAACTTTACAGATGGACTGCGTGGCGATGAACTTTGCCGGGGCAACACAATTGGTTCGGACATTATAATATAACATATATGACTTTGTAGCCTTAGGTGTTTGTCGAAAAAGAAAAAATTACACATAGGTTTTTATTTACGGTTATTTACGATTGGTAAGGGTCTCCGCCCTGAATGGGGGTTATGGGGGCATTGTCGAACGAAGTGAGCGGTAGGCACTTTCAGTGCCGTGGCATCCCCCATCGGGGGGTTGGTAAGGGGCTGTGCCCCTTACTAGATCACGTTGAGCATGATGTGCGATTCAGGTACACTCTTCATCGAGACGCCAGCACTAAAGCTGAAGTCGAACTCGAGGTTGTCCATGGTACACACTTCGTCTGCTGGCATGTTTTCATCAATATCGTGAAGCTGCTTCTTGGGTAAGATGTTGAGCAACTTCTCTTCGTCGATCATGACCGTCGTGTCACCGGTGCCGCAAGGCGGGATCTGGCCGAGCATGATGTTCGCCGACACTCCGTTCACCGGATCGTACTCTGCGAAAGTACCGGCCTTGATGAGCATATCCGACGTCTCTTCAAAACTGCACTTGGCAAGAGGTCCAATGTCGCTGCGATTGATGCCGTGGCGATCGATAGAGAGGAGCGCACCCTTATAGGTCATCACGTCTGCGAGGAGGGCCAAGTGACGGAAGTTGACACCAACATCCGCCAGACACTCTGAGATCTCGTTGATAAGACATTGTCGCGCGCCCTCGATACCAAGGGTATGGTATATCTCGTGGACGTTGTTGGACACCGTGCGATAAGGGTCCACGTCCGGCATTCCCAGGACTTCTTGCAGGTTGGTGCCATAGGTGCCGATGACCCATTCAGAGGCCTTCTCGAAGTGGCGCGCCGCGTGGTTGTAGCGCTGGACATTGATTTCGGTCATCTGTGCGTTGTGGATGCCCTTGACTCCGCGCACGAGCACATTGTCGATGATGTTCTGTTCCAAGGCTTTGAGCTCCGTGATGACGTCGTTCACCGAGGGATCCCGGAGACGGATACGGAAGATGAGCTTGTCTGCGTTGTCGTCGCTGAACATGCACTGGATGTTGTCCTCATAGAAGTTGTATAGAGCAAAGTGGATGTCTTGCATCGTCAGGCCGGCTGCAAACATGCGGTTGTTGTCAAACTCGAGGCGCAGCAGCCACGGTGACGTCGGGGCCTCTTCGCAGTTGAGGTCTCCGAAGACGCGGTACATGTTGACGAAGGCCTTGTCGTCCTCGATATCTGTCTCCGTGTCCGAGGGACTGTAGAAGATGCTCGACGACTTGATCAGGTCCTTGACGTAGGTCGTCTTGATGTTGTTGCGCAGGGCGTTGCAGCGCAACATCTCGCGCTGTTTGTTTGCCGTCGCGTCGACGGTGGGAACGGGGCCTTCCGTCTCGTCCATGAAGATGGTGAGGGCGGGCGTCTTGATATTCTTGGAGACACTGAGGAGTTCCTTGATACGAGGCACACCGCGCACCGTCTTCGAAGCTGCAGAAATTCCCGATGAATGGAAAGTGTCTCTTACCGCCAGACCATTCATCAAGTTGAAGTTGCGGGTGCCTTCAACTGTAAGGTCATAGGCGTGTGGGTAAGCATTCTCCACTTCTTCGATTGAAACCACCTTGTCGTAGATGATTGTCTCTTGCTTGATGGCTTCAAAGATGGCTTTGTCCTCAGGAGTCTTGCTCAGACGAATGTAGTTATCGACCTGAGAGCGATGCACATCTATGGTTCCGAATTCTTGGGTTTCTACGTTCGGGATGATGTCCGCGCCAGCATACGAATTCATGGGGGCATTCATGATATCCATGCGATGTTGCTTGGATTTCAGAGTGAATGTGAAGTGCTGACGGAAAGGAACTGTATTCGCTGCTCCAATGTACAGCATGTAGGACAGTTGAGCATTCACACCCTTCTTACGGTTGTATCTCAGTGCAGCATGTTGAGGTTTGATGCCTGACTGAATTCCAAACTTGGTGAGAATCTGTTGGATATCTTCGAGAAGACCTCTGCAAACCGATGTTGCAGTGACACATACGCCTTTCTTGGGAATGTGTCCATCTCCAGAGAAGTAGCCATCAATAAGCCCTTTCAGGAAGTCGTCGGGAGCAGCCAAGAATTCTGCAGGAATACGCTTGTTTGCAGAGCCAGTTCCAATAGATTTGATGAGTAGCTGGGCAAGCACCATAGAATGTAGACGAAGTGTCTTTGAACGGCCTCCATTGATTATGCGATCATCAATGTGATAGTTGACGCCGTATTTCTCCGAGAATTCGTCAATGAGACAATTGAAATCGTCATCAACGTTGGCAATCAAGATATGGTGCTCAGTGCAACTGCCTTCAGATAAGTATGCTCCGATGAAGAATCCGAACAAACTGTCTAGAGGGATATGTTCGGGAATGTGTGCTGATTGGTGATTGCCTCCACCCGAAATCTTTGGGTACACACATCCATTGCGGTCATCGCGATTGGTGCGTCTTGCACTTGCTTTGCCAAGACCGAATGCGTCCATGAATGCATCTCCACGAGAGTATGGCACTGTGAAAGTCTTACCTTGGTTAGGTCCAAACCACGACTGTTTAGCATGTTTCTTTTGGTAGAAGGCAGTTGTCGCCTTCTCGACCTCTGACATAAACAACCACTCGTGCTTGTCGAGGTATTTGCTTACGTTCCATGTGGTCACGTCCGATCCAGTCGGTAGAACGGTCGAGACAGGCAGGCAGTCTCCTACGTTCAAATCCTCTCCACGAACACCGATGATCTTGTTGTTCACACGCTTCAGGAAAGACTTCGCCTTGGTCGCAATTACCTCGCGACCACTGGATGTCTTTACCTTGAGGAGCGTGTTAGTGCCATCCTCGTTGACAACTGGATGACGCGTGACAGCTTCTACCAGATTCCAATCCACCTTGCCGTTTTCGTCACAAGATAGGACGTGAATGCCGAGCTCTTTCGTCCATCCTAGCTTGGTGTCATGAGGGTGCTCCTCAATGTTTTTGTTGACGAGGAGATTGTTGTCGATGAACTCGCCAATCTTTTGGCGATGAAGAGAACCGTCGCCATGACGAAGAAGGAGTTCTGTATTCCATTCAACTGAATTCAAAGTGTTATGCACCAACACGTTGCAGTCCACCATGAAACTATCGTTTCCTGGCACGGTGAAGTCATAGACGAATTCCTTGGGGTCGTCCAGATATTCGATGTGGGTGATCTCGTCCCAAACCACATCACTGTATGCCGCTTGCTTGAGGATGTCGATGCGATCTGCAACCGCTTCCTTAATCTTGATGTCGTCCATCTGGGCATTGGCCTCTTCGAAGAGGGTGATATAGCTGAGGAGGGTGCTGCGACCGATAGACTCCTTCTTGGTCCAGCGACCGTAGTTGCGGCTCTGCCCGGGCAGCGCGAGGGTCTTGCCAATGTAGGCAATGGCGTCTCCGAGTTCAGGGATCTTGTCGATCAACTCTTGGTGGTTGTGAGCATCGTCGCGTTCAACGTAGTTGATAACTTCATCGAGCGCTTGTGCTTTGTCATGGACGACGAAGCCGACTTCATCTTTGAACTGGCGTGCGTACTTCCGGGATATCTGGATAGTGTGAAGGTCCCCGCGCTCAGCCTCCTGCCGAACTTCGAGGCACTTCGAGCCAAAGAGTCCGACATAAGAGAGGAGGATTATCATGTCTTCGGTGAGTGTCTCCGATACAGATGCTGATCGAACCATCTGCTTTCCGTAGTCACAGTTGACGTTGCCGTCGCCATCAAAGTAGCCGCCGATGACACCACGGATGAACTCGAGATTGGAGGCGTACACAAAGGCACCGACCTTCTTGTTGTAGGACCCGTTGCCAAACTCGGTGGCAAGGAAGTTGGCGAGGGCTGGGTGGTTGAAGCTTGTGCTCAGGCTACGATAGAGCTTTTCAGGCTCAGATTTATTGTACTTGATGGTTTGGGGTTCTCGCTCATATTGACGAATCTCGCAACCAAGCTTTGCTCCAAATTCAATTACGCGTTGATAGTACTCAGGAATGATCTTGCTAATGGATACAACGTTTCCATTCACATACCCATCCGCAGCGTATGCTCCACAAAACCAGCCGAACTCGTGGTCAAGAGGGAAGTCTTCGTCGCCGATGCGAATCGATTGCATCGGGTTCGCGATGGTGGGCGTGAGCTTGGACACAGGGATGCGATCGCCAAGTTTCAGGTCCGAGCCCAAGACAGGCACGATGCCCTTCTCCACGCGCTTCAAGAAGGAATGGCTGCGCGTAGCACACGTCGTCTTTCCGCTGTAGGTGTGCACACGGACCATACCTCCATTGGCGGGATGACGGCTGACTTCAGAGATTTCCTTCCACGAGGTCTTCTCGTCATTGCCGACGCCGATGATCTTGTAGCCAGACATGTTCATAGCAACGCTGTCATGGCCGAGGTCGACAACTCTGCTAGAATTCTTTGTGAGGAGGTCGTCAATGAAATCACCAATGGTTCCGCGGAATATTGTGGCATCGGGTTTCATTATGATGATTCGTGTTGTTTTCAAACTACAGAGTTGAGTAGCTGGTTCGCCAATGCTCTGCGCTGCCACAACACCCACCATCTCACTCGGGTGCGCGATGGCCTCGTAGAACTTGAGCTTGATCTGTTGGACGACGTGTTCGAACGCCAACTTGCTGAAGCGGTGCTTGAACAGCAGGAGCTTCGGCGAGAGGTAGGCACGCAACAGAATGCCAAACAGCTTTGTCCCGGGATTGTTGGTGGTCAGGTACAGCTCCTTCTCGAGAGCCTCCAAACAATCCAACACGAACACAGGCGACAAATCCGAAGGCACCTTGAGGTCCTCCGTGTGGAAGAGCGACTCGCAATTGCGCAAGATACGCATAAGGCTGATCGGGTAGAACACGCGTTTCTCGTACTTGCAATCGAAGACCTTGGTGATCATGAACTCGCGATCCTCGATGATCTGTTCGTAATGCTCAAGTAGACGCTTGATCGCGCCCTTGTCGGCCTGGAAGGCCGCGAGCGTTTTGTCGTCGAGGATGTACTTGAGGTTGTCCTTGTGAGAGATGAGGTATTCGGACTCCATCTTGGCGAGGTCCATCTCGATGTAGCCGAGGACCTGTGCCTCGAGTTTGGTGGAGTTCATACCGTCCTCGCCGTAGAGGAACTGGACGATGGCGCCCGAGGCGTTTCGGACGGTGAGGTCGTGGTTGATTTTGCAATCCTCCATGGCCTTGACGAGCTTGCGTTGGATATAACCGACATCAGATGTATCGCGAACTTGAAGTCCATTGAAGAGCTGGAAATTGAGAGTGCTCGGGACGGTAATGTCGTAGACCTTATGGTAGAGGGGGTCAGAGCTAGCAAGAATCTTGTTGATTGATACGATCTTGTCAAGAATGACATTGTTATGTTCTTCGTACAAGAAAGACATGTTGTCCAGAGTGCTTCTTGCCAGCAACTTATTAAGCTTGTCTTGTTTCCCTTTGTGTGTCAAAGTGAAACTTTTTCCAAACTTATAGACATACTTAGACTGGATGCTTAAATTGTATCGTCGCTGGATGTATTTGCTTCCAATGTTGTTGGATTTTTGCTGAGTTGTTGAAATCTTGCTAAAGATTCCGTACCTTGCTAGCAGTTGACTTATTCCGTGAATGAGAGACTTGGATACAGATGTCACGACAACATGGTAGTCAGTAACACATCCATCTCCAGAGATGTAGCCATCGATTAGTCCTTGGACAAATTCGTCTGGAGCAAGATAAGCTTCGTTCGGTACGTATTTTCCTTGCGAATATTTGCCAAGGAACCTTTCCAGGAATTGTACGAGAAGTGTTGAATACCCACGAACTGATGTAGACAATCCGGGCCTCTCTTCATTAGGCTTTTTAATCTGGGTTTTATGTTTGATACCATTGTCATCAAACCATTGTCGCACCTTTTCTTGAATTTCGAAATCGTTGTTGGCAATTCCAACGTAGTCTTTGCAAGTATTTCCTTCGGCGAGATAGAGTCCGATAAAGAAGCCGTTATTGCGATTGAGTTCAAATCTATCTTGGAGAGATTGTGAGTTTCGCTTAGCGCATTTCGTATAAACACGACCATCTAATATCTCGAATTTTTTCCTTGTAGAATACTTGCCTCCATTGTAGTCAGTACCATACATATATTTGGTGTCTGGAAGATAATCACGAAGGCTGACGTAGCTAACAGATTCAACGTTTGGTGCGGTGAACGTCGTCGGCATCTTGTCGCCAATACGAACATCCTCTGAGTTTCTGGGCTCGAAGGCCTTTGTTCCTTCGTTCCAGATGAGAAGGGATTCGGATGCGACCACTGTAACTTCGCGACCCCATTTTGTCCGCACTTGATAGACGTACTCACTTGGGTCATGACGAGTAATATTCGTAATTTTGTGCCAGTTCACGATGCCGTCGTTGTCTGAGGAGACGATGTAGGTATCTGTTCCCAACTTGGATATGTCGAGCAGCTCCATGTTTGCGTTGTCTGCTCCGTAATGAACAATCTGTTCTTTGTTTTTGGCGTCACTGAGATGGCTATCAATCCAGCCTCCGATCTCAACAACTTTTGGTTTTTTATTTTCAATAATTAGCAGCTGCGTATTGTGTGCAACTGATTTGACTGCTGTCGGTTTACCCCCTAGCTTTCGCTAGGAGCCGGAACGTACCTTAAGCCTTCATTGCAAGTGATTAGCTCGCTCAGACCCACTACTTTGCGTTCTCTGAGTAGACACCGTACTCTCATCATAACGAGCTTAGGCATTCTACTGCGGATTGTCCAATCTCAACCATTATTACCTTTGGCTACCAAGTGCGTATAGCACCTAGTATGCACTTTCGTGCTACGGCGATTAACCGTGTTCCTTCTCTATGTTTCCATATAGAAGTGGTAGGTTGAGCTCTAAGGATGTTCCCGCATCCAGTAAGTGTTGCATTTGTTGGCGAAATAACCAAACAAACACTAGGGAGTATCACGCTTTTAACGCTCCCTGTTATTGACAAGCACTTTATCAATAAGTCCTTCACGCCCACCCATAGCATGGAAGAACAACTCCTGTGGCGTCAAGCCTTTGATGAAGGAGTTCTCAGCGAACCCACGCGACTCGGGGCCGTCATCAAAGCGACTGAAGTGAGGCAGCGTGCGGTCGTCGAAACCGTATGGAATACGCTTACCTTCTACGTTTTGTTGGCCGAGAGCTGCGATCATCTGCGCAACATTGACCGTGTTACCCTTGGACTTGGAACGGATCATGTTGAGCATACGATTGTCGTCGCCAATCTGCTTGAGGCCGATCGTGCTCGCTGTCTCACGGGCTTTGTTGAGCAGGCCGTTGATTTCCTGCTCGAAGTACTCCGAGTTCGACATAATGGACTTGTTCTCAAAGTTGTTCATGTGGATGTTGCGGATCATGTCGTAGGCCTTGATCTTCATCTCGTTGATCGCCTTCTTGATCTCCGCCGACGTCTCCTTCTCAATGACGAGATCCGAGACTCCCACTGAGAAACCCGTCTGCACGAGCCAGTCGCAGATGATGCGCTGGGTGTTGTCAAACAGAAGCCGCGCCTCGTCCGAGCCGTTTTCGTTGAAGACCGTGTGCACGAGACCCGACGTGCGATCCTGGAAGACCGTCTTGTCGATGCACCCCTGCTTGAACTCACCGTTCTCGATGACGACGAAGTTCCCGTTGTCGCCGTTGTTCTTGTCCTTGTCGTAGGAGCTGTTGCCCATACGCACATTGACATTGGGAGGGAAGATCGTGCCGAGCATCTGGCGACCGGACCAGAGCTTGATGTCGCCCTCGACGCTGAGAGGCTTGGGGATCTGTCCCGTGAATTTGGAGGTGTTGGCCAGGAGGTTGAAGAGGTTCTTCTCCGTGAGGCGGATGTTGTCTTTGGTCATACGGTAGACACCGGTACAGATGTCTTGTACCACCGCGATAATAGGCTTGGAGTCGCGGGGTGATATAATTTGTGTAGGAACTGCAGCAAGCTGGATCAGTTCGTTTTCAGTCTGGATAGATTGTGGTAAATGAGCATTCATCTCCGTTATCATTTCATTACGATGTATGGTAATGAAATTTCATGGCCTTTCGAACCATGTTTGGACTGTATCTTAAGCCGCCTCCGAGTGGTTAGCTCTTCATCGACGACCCACACCCGTTCAGTCTCTGAAACGGTACCATTCCCTACCATACGGGGTCAGGTACTCTCGTCTGCGGATTGCCCAATCCTCTTCATTGTTTACCTTTGGGTACGGCTATTAACCGTGGTCCTCTTAGACTGTTTCCAGTCCAGAGTGGTAGAAGAGGCTCTAAGGGGTTTCCCGCAACAAGGTGTGTTGCACTTGTACGGTTTTGTCATTTAAGAATTTTTTGAAGTATAATGCGTATTTTTGGTAGTAAGTATTCACAGAATCATCTTGGATATTGTTGTCTTTGATGTATCGTTTGACGAGGAGTTCTTGTAGAACAATTTTCATAGGCATCAAGGAGTCTGATTTTTGTCGGTTATCTGCGGCATAGAGTGGTAATAGATTTTTCCAGTTGAAACATAGGTGAATTTCAGAATCATCTGTTGTATCAAACAGACTTATTGGCATTGTGTGGTCAATGTGCCATATCTTTCTGGATTCTTTATCCCAATCCATGCCTACCTTGTATTGGAAGCAATGCTCAAACCAATGTTTAACCCGCTCCACTGTAGAACCGACATATTCAGCTGTCCCCTTGTTCTTATGAATGTTCTCCAACAATCGAGCTCGTAATCTTTCCCTCAACATCGTCGACGGATGAGTGTTGCGATAGTTGATGGAAATCTGAGTGATTTTCTCCTTGTTGTCCTCGCAATATTTACGATACCTTTTCTTGACGTAATCCTTGTTGTCTTGCAAATACTTCCTCCGTTCAGCTTTGATGCGTTCACTGTGTTCTTCTTTGTAGGCTTTGTTGTTAGCTCGATACTCATCTTTTTTTGGATGATTTCTCATAGCAACTCTCGCCTTTTCCCTGCAATCATGACAGCTCTTGTATAGCTTCTGCGTATCATTTGTTTGCACAGGAGGAATGAAGCAGGTTCGCTCCTTCAGCTTCTTGCAATACGAACACTTGATTTCTTCCAAAGTCTGCATTATACTTGTTGTTTTTGGTTTGTTCTTAAATGCTTTTTGTACATGTACTAGACAGTTATATTATAGGCAAGGTTCCATTGTTTTCCCCATGTGGTGTCCTTACCAACCACACGAGCAACTGCCTTTTGGCGACAAGATGATTTGCTCTTGTCAAATCTACCAGCAAAGGTAGAGTTTATCGCCATCAAACGCGATATCCCCAAGGTTTCCCAAGGGGGCGGACTGTATCTTAAGTCATCTCCGAGTGGTTAGCTCTTCATCGACGACCCATACCCGTTCAGTCTCTGAGACGGCTCCATACCCTACCATATCGGGTTTAGGAGCTCGCCTGCGGATTGCCCAATCCTCTTCATTGTTTACCTTTGGGAACGGCTGTTAACCGTGGTCCTCGTAGACTGTTTCCAGTCCAGAGTGGTAGAAGAGGCTCTAAGGGGTTTCCCGCAACAAGGTTATGTTGCACTGCGCACTGGTGGTATTGATGCGCAATACTAGCTGGTTATATCAAGGGTAGATTTCAACTGTTTTCCTTCCTAGGTATTTCTACCAACCTAGAAAGCAGCCAACTTTTGCAGACACGATGGCTTCATTACGACGCATCGTAACGAGTTTGAAAGTTTATCTGCGTTGAAACAGGGGGTGACACACACGTTGAGACGGAATGTGTCGTAGGGCATGATTCGGACACGATGTCCCATCATACTCATCTTGTGCAGCGAGGGCTGCCGATTGAATAGCACGTAGTCGCCGTTGCGCATATGGCGGTCGACGACATCGCCGTCCTCCAGCTCCAGAGTCGGGTCTGGGCGCTTGAGTGCGATAGTGCGGTAATTGTCCTTGGCCTTGCGAATGAACTTCGCGCCAGGGTAGACGTTGGGGCCATTGTGCATGCACTTGGTCAGCTCCTCGCGATTGTAGCCGTTGACGATCTCGGGGAACGTCAGGTTCATAGCGATGCGCAGAGGCACGCCAAGCTCGTCGATGCTGATGTTGGGGTCCGGTGTAATGACCGAACGTGCAGAGAAGTCGACACGCTTCCCCATGAGATTGCCGCGGATACGGCCCTCCTTGGATTTCAGGCGCTCGCGGAGCACGCGGAACGGACGGCCAGTGCGGTGTTTCGCCGGTCCGAGTCCAGGAATCTGGTTGTCCACGAAAGTCGAGACGTGGTACTGGAGCAGCACCGTCCAATACTCGACCTGTTCGTCCGTCGCGTTCTTCTCGATGCGCTGACGGAGCATGTTGTTGGTCTTGACGATATCGCACAACTTGTGTGTGAGATCGTCTTCGGAGCGCTGACCCGTGTCGTTACGCACCGAGGGACGCACCGCCGGCGGCGGCACCGGGAACACAGTGCACACCATCCACTCGGGGCGATTGAATTGTTTGTTGAACCCAAGGGCCTCCGCGTCCTTCTCGTTGATGCGAGTCAAGATGGGAAGGAGGTCGTCGGCGAAGAACTTTTGCTGACGGAGACCATCCAACTCTGCTTCATCGATTGCGGCAGGGGCAGGGGCAGGGACTCCGACAGCCGCCGCTTCATCCTGCTCTTCAGCCTGGACCTCCTCGGCCGGAAACTCACCCGCTTTCCACGTCAGCACCAAGTGTCCTACGTTTTCCTTGGTGATCTTGTTGGGTTGACGCGCATTGCAGTGCGCACATACGGTCCCTTTTTTGCAGACCTTGTAGACCTGCTCGAAGCGCTTCTGGCGCGGCGCCTTCTTGGACAGCACCTTTTTGGCGTACAGGTCGTCCACATCCACGAGGAGGTTCGAGCAACGGAAGCACACGCAACAAAGAATCTTGCGCACGGTATCAAAGAACTGGATGAAGAAGACCGGTTTGGCAAGGACGATGTGCCCAAAGTGTCCAGGGCAGAAGGTATTTTTTTGCTCACAAGTGCGACAGATTTTGTTATGTTCGATGACTCCCATACGAGGGTCGAACAGGCCTCCAATGACAGGGTCATTTCCATTGAAGGTATCCGTCGTCAAGATCTCAGCAACACTCCGTCGAACAATCTCATCGGGACTCATCAAGGTGAATTGAATTCCCTTGATGGTGTCAATGTCTTGATCGACGGAGAGTTCCTTATAGATCGACATTTTTAATTTGAATGGATATTTATTTCTGAGTGGTGTTGGCTTTAAGTGAAGGCGAAGGTATCGTGCAGTTTGATTTTAATCGCACCGTTTCAATTTTTGTGGAAGTGCGGTGAATAAAAATCTAACTTGAAAAAAATTGAGAGTAGGTTTAAAATGGACGAAGATCAGGAAATGTCCGACAAGTCACATTCAATGATTACCCGTAGCGACAAGAACGGCGGCACGAAAAAGCGCAAGCTGTTGGATGTCGAGAGCGGCGAAGATGAAACTGAGGCTGTGGTCGTCGTTACGCAAACAACGATCGCTACGCAAACCCTCAAAAAAGCGGCGTCGGATGATTCCGATGACGACACCGAAGAAGTCGAGGACAATGAGACCGAAGCCGATGACGAATCTGAAGAAGAAGCTGATGATGACGATGATGATGACGATTCAGAAAACGACGACTCGGACGGTGATTATGAACCGACTCAAGAAGAAATGGAGCTATACGAACAAGAATACGATGATGACGAAGATGATGATGTGGAAGAAGAAGAGCAAGAGCGCGATGAACCGACGGAGAACTGCGAGTGCGAAGATGAAGACGACGAAGGCGCCGATGACGAGGCTGCTCAAGAACGTCGTGCTCAAGCCAACTTTGCCCGTTTCTCGCAAATGCTCTTCTCCAACCCTCCGGTCGTGATACTCCGTCAACAAACAACCCGTCAGCGTGCCGCCTCGGATACCACCAATACGGGACAAGCGGTGAACCCGGTGCTACGCTCATACAGCACCGATGAACGCAAATACTACAACACCTTGAGCGAGGAAGAACGGGCGCTCATCGACGCATCGGAGGCCAAGATCTCGGTGCTCAATCGCGTTTCGATGCCGATGCGTTTCAAGATCCTGCAGTCGCACATTGATGACAACATTAAGGCAATTGCTATTAACAAGCTCCAGCATCAAGAAATGATGTCTCCAGCTTCGGGCGAGTACCACAAACTCACCAACTGGCTCGATGCGCTCGTCAACATTCCTTTCGGCAAATACCGAGGCGTCCCAATAATCCGGGATATGACGCGACAAGTCAATGCTCAGCCTTTCAACCCACAAGAGGTTTCTGCCTTCTTATCCAATACGAAGAATGTTCTAGACAGTGCTGTCTACGGACACGAGGAGACAAAGAACCAGATGATTCGCTTCTTGGCGCAATGGATCGTCAATCCTAAGTCCAATGGCAGCGTCATCGGCATTCACGGGCGCCCTGGTGTAGGAAAGACGACCCTAGTCAAAGAGGGCATCTGCAAAGCTCTCGACATCCCTTTCGTGAGCATTCCTCTTGGCGGCGCCAGCGACGGCTCTTACCTCGAAGGCCACAGCTACACGTACGAAGGCTCGATGTGGGGCAAGATCGTCGACGTGGTCATGAAAGCGGGCTGCATGAACCCCATCATCTATTTCGACGAACTCGATAAAGTGAGCACGACCAGTCGCGGTGAGGAGATCATCAATATCCTCATCCATTTGACGGATCCCGGTCAGAACTCCAACTTCAGCGACAAATATTTCACGGACGTCCCGATCGATTTGTCCAAGTGCATCATCATCTTCACCTACAACGATGATAGCATCATCAACCCTATTCTGAAAGATCGTTTGATTCGCATCGAGGTCAACGATTACTCGATCGACGATAAGATCCGTATTGCAAATAACCATCTGATCCCGAGCCTGATGCGCCAGTTCTCCTTTGCTCCCGGAGAGGTGAGCATCGCAGATTCGACAATCAAATACATCGTAAATAAGATCGAAGAGGAGGCAGGGGTGCGTAATCTGCGTCGGTCCCTTGAGCTCATCTACTCGACGATCAATTTGAAGCGTCTGTTACAAGACGCGCACATGGAGCCTCGGCGCAAAGACTCGATGGGCGACGATCCTGTGACATTGCCAGTGTCTATTACTGAAACAATGAGCGACACATTGTTGAAACGCTATGCGAAACGCGAGGACCGGGCGATGTTGACTATGTACACCTAAAATGGGGGGCTCCGCCCCCCAGAGCCCCCAAATGGGGGATGCTTCGGTACATTCGTACCTCGCCCCCCAGAGCCCCCATCCATGGGAGAGTTGCTTAACACATTTATAGTAATCTGTTCATAAAAATGATTTGTAGTTTTTCTCTTTACCTAGAGCATTTCTAGGATGGGGGCTATGGGGGGGGCGCTTTAGCGCCCCGCATCCCCCAATTTACTTCTTAAGCCCAACCGTCTTGCGCATCGACTTCACCACGTTCAAGTCCTCCAAGTTGCTGAGGTTCAAGCCCTTAAGAACCTTCTCCGGGTCCATGTTCTTGTAAGCCCAGAAAGAGAGAGCCCCGGTGGACGCCAACAGGATCAAGAAGCACACAGTCAGAATCCAGGCGAAGGTCTCGCAGTGGCCGACCACAGTGCAGTTCACGTTGTAAGCCGCGATGAAGAACACACCGAGCATAACAAGCGATGGCATGAGCAGACCGGGGTGGTACAGCACCATCGTGATTGCGGAAACAACACCAACAGCCGCAATGATGGCGGCGGGGAGAGTCATAGTTAGGCTACCAACTGTCACAGTTCGGACAGACGACATTTGTTTTAATGTATCCATTAGAAAAAAAAACGCAAAGGCGCACAGACATATTTTTCTTAGGACGCCAAAAAATTGCGCGGACACGAATTCACCAACATATCTAACGCATCCACATCAAACACATACACACTGGGATGCGCATCCTTGACCTTTTTCCTTTCTCTAAAGCTGTCGTCGATCAAGATTGAGCGCGGCGGCATATAGTCACCTTTGTTCGGCCCTTGAGGAAGCTGTACGATCTTGTCAAAAAGCTGAGCATGAATGCGTTTGGACGCCAGTGTATCTTGCACATCTCCCCGGTGTCTTGTAATCAAATATATGCGCTTTCCTTCATTCATGGACTTGTATAAGAAGCCGATGAGCCTATGATTCACACGGCCGTCTTGGAGAATGAGCGTCTCATCTAGGTCTACGCACACGGTGTCATACTCGAGGCTCGGGCACTCGAGATGGTTGTGATAGATCTTAGCACACTTGGCAGGAATGTCCATCCACAAGATGTCTACCGGCTTCTTATTCATATGGATATACATGGCTACCAGAGGAAAGTTGACGCCTAGATTCCTATAAATAGACATGGCCCCTGCGATGCGAGGATTGACGTCTACAAGACACAACTGGCCGTGGCGATCATAGATGCATTGTAGGAACCATGCCCCGACAAACCGCATCTGTGCATTGACGCGAGCAGTGAAGGCCTCAAAGATCGAGCGGTCAATCGTCTCGTTCAGAATACTCACGCCGGCGTGGGTCAGCGTCCGACGTCGCGCGCCATAGAACAACAGTTTGCCATGGGTGTCTGTCAAACAATCCACCGTGAATTCTTCGCCAGGAAGGTACTCGGTAATGACATGTCCTTGAGGTAGGCGAGCGAGTTCGGTTTTGCTATTCACGAGAGAAAACATCCGCCGCTGTTCTCCTCCCTTATCCGGTTTCACATAGACTGGAAAACGCACAGACGATTCATCGATATCCGCATATATCTCTGGGACGCGGATTCCTCCTTTGCCACACAATTCATAAATGGCCTTTTTCGATTGGCAAATCCCAGTTGTGATGAGCGGTGACGCCACGACGATCGCTGCCGTCTGTGCATTGTGAGCAGCTATCTGAGCCTCTCCTGATGTGGGAATGATGAACTGGATCCCATGAAACCGTATCACCTGTTTCAAAAACTCTTTGATCGACTCGCCGCCGGCTGCCGGCATATCGCTGATGTAATTTGAATACAGAAAGTGACCTATGTTTGTGTTCCCGTCATTGGCTCCGTATAGCTCCATATCTTTTATGTAGCGCAGTGCAAAGTAAATCTCTTGGCCAACACCATTGGCACATGGAAAAACTAATATTCGCGGCATTGTTTGTTATACTGCTACGAAGGCTTTATATGGAGATGAAGCAGCTTCGCTGTCTAAAGCAGCTTCGCTGTCTAAAGCAGCTTCGCTGTCTAAAGCAGCTTCGCTGTCTAAAGCAGCTTCGCTGTCTAAAGCAGCTTCGCTGTCTAAA